CCACATCTTCTGGATTTTTTTTATCTATAGGTATTGCAGGTAACTGTGCTACTGTTTCTGTGCAGGTATTAAAAAATACTAATCTAGGGTTTTCTGTAAATTCATCTACCTGTAAACGTCTATGTATTTCGTTCTTACCTGCTACACGAGATCCTTTTGATCTATCTGAAGGACGCCATCTACATCCTCTAGTTATCATTTGCTCCGCAAGGCTTGGACCTGTATCGCCACGCTTATGCCATAGAGAGCTATCCAATACTCCATATTTAATATTCCCATCTTCCGCTTCTAAATTAAGAACCATGTCAGCTAAATCTGTAGCTAGTACTTTACTGACGTACAGTTCTCTATATACAACAAGTTGTTCATCAGGCGCAACGGCAAACCACAACACACCACTGTAAGAACCATAACCATAATCACACGCTCTAAATTTTACCCAGTTAGGAGGTATCTTGAATGGCTCAACTACATGAACCTTTCTGTCAAACTCAGTAAAGGCTGCACCTTCTTTTATATCCCAGTCACCCTCTAGTAGTTGTCTACGTTGTTGTTCTGGTAGTGACAGTAGCATTGCTTCATAGTCACCCTGTGTAGATAGATAAGGATTGTCAGATAGTCGTGCAGGTATAAACCTACGTTTGAATAATGCCTTACCTGCTTTAGCATGACCTGCAGGATATTTAAGAACCTCTCCAGTTTCTAAATCTCTTGCCTCAAATGTTTTACCTGCAGGTGCAGGATCAATAAACATTTTCTTTACCCAATGATGCCCTCTACCTCCTGGGTTAGTGGTAGCTCTCATATACACTGGTAGATCGGTTGCAGTGGACCGTAGACGAGAGCGCATGTAGTTCCATGCGAATGGTGAGGGCCATTGTGTTAACTCGTCAAAGCCTATCCAACTAAACGCTAGACCTTGGTAGCGCAGGACGTCATCTTCCCTATCTAGGTAGGACATCCACAACCTCGCACCAGAGGGCGCAGTCCACTGCATCTTTCGCTCTGACCATTTAATTCCAGGCCATATCTTAGGGTACATTTCTTGTGACTTAAATATAAGTTCCCTAAGTTCTTCCGTAGTATGCCGTAGGAGCAATCCTGAGAAGGCAGGATGACCCATATACCTTAATGGGTCTGCAAGCATCGCATAACTCTTACCCCCACCTGCAGAGCCGCCATATAGCACCTCACGCTCACCTGCAGCTAGAAAGTCTGTTTGTGGACCTTCATTGGGTTTAAATATAACATTGTGTTGCTCTTCTACTGGTATAGCCTCTACAATGCTAACTGGCTTTGGGGTAGCTTTCTTCTTCACAGGCTTTTGCACCGATGCGTTTGTTTTCAATTTCTTCCGCTTTGGCGATTGCCTTTTTCGCATATTCTGCCCATCTGCGTAGGCTTCCAACTTTGTTTTTTCTTCTTCGCTCATTGTCCAACCGTTTCTTGAGTCCTACGTGAGATATAGATCGACCTGTATTTCTAGATAGCCAGTTCGCTACTTCACGATATGAATATTGTTTTAGATACCTCTTTGCCTCTTCAAGCATGTCAAGTTCATTCTCAACAGGTTGAAGTATATCAGGATCGTCTTTATCTAGTTCATATCCGAATGGTATTGTTCTTGATATGCGTGGAATTGCAATCCATTCGTTGTCTTCTTTTATGTCGGTTGGTTGGGGTAACTTCCACTTCTGTAGAGGTTTAGTCATTGTCATCCATTTGTTTAGGTGGCATAAGCATTACACCGCCCTTTGCTTCTACTTGCATCTTCTCTGTTTTTACTAGACCTGTACGATCAAGTAGTTCTTTGGCAGCTTGCATCTTATCACGAATACCTAACTCTGTAGGATCGTACAATGCACCCACCATTGACATTGCAGCTTTAGGTGCATTACGTGCCATGTAAGTCTGCGTTGCATCTAGTATTTCTTCTTTAAGAGACTTTACTACTTCAGCGGAAGATGTAGCGTCAGAGTACCCTGCAAGTTTCTTTGCGGTTACAATGTCTCCACCTGCCTCGTCAAACAGTACAGCCAATAGCTTCTGTTGTTTTTCTGTTAGTGCTCGTGTCATAGTTTCTGTCTTCCAAATAATAATAGTACAAAGTTAAACATACCTCTGCCCATTTCCGTAGGTGTAGGTAACAACCATCCTAATAGTAATAGGATCATTACCCAAGGTGGTATATTTTGAATGTTTAGTTTTCCAACCATACCTGTTTCTATTTCTTTTAAAACTTCTGTAGTTACAACATCTCTACCTGCTGTAATTTCTTCTGTTTGTTCTACAGACATAACCGCCTGTCTATTCTCTGCACCTATCTGTGCATTAGAATTTACTGTAGGACCGCCTGATCCTCCTAGCGGAAGGAGAGTACTCAAACCACAAGAAGATAAAAATAGCACGAGTAATAACCATCTCATTACATCAACTCAAAATGGGGTGCGTCAATAAAAGGTCTACGACCTTGTGACCTACGCAAATCTACATAGGCCATCATAGCGTCCTCTGACGATCCTTCGTATGTACGAATGTCACCTTCACTCCATGCTGCTCCCCACTTAATGCTGCATCCTACTTCTTTAGCTGCCTCTTTAAATGCGTCACATATATCGTCATATACATTTAATTCCCATGATACATCTGGTCCTACATAAGCTACCACGTCTACCGCATGGCTAAAGCCATCGTCCTGTAGTAAATGTTTACTAGCCATTGTCTGTGATCGTCCTGCAGCTACGTTAGCTTTTTGTTCGTCTAAGGTTCTTACACCCTGCGTGACTCCAAAGTCTACGCCTGTTAATTGAATAGCTCTTTCAACTACCGCTGTCATGTGTGGATGTACTCCCTCAAGTCTATCCATTGATCTTTGGCTTAATCTAAAACTCATCTCATATCCTTTTTCATTGCTACCTTATTGCCCATTGGCTTTCCTGCCATGTAAGCTGTAGCTCCCATGTAAGCTGCTACTACACCTGTCTGTGCAATATAAAATAACCCAAGCAAATCTGCTAGGGCTTGAACTCTTGTATCTGTCATTAGTGGAGTAAACAAGATAACTGTAAATACAATCATCATTCCCATTGCTACCCACGCCATAAACTTTTGTGACTCAGCTTTTTCTTCACGTAGCTCAACCTCAAGCATACGCTCCTTCATTGCTATTTCTTCTGCTGTGATTTTACCGTCACCATCTACATCAAAATCTATTACCAATTATGATCTCCTGTAACGTCTGGAAGTTTTAGCCGCAGCTTTAGGTTGTTTAGAAAACTGTTTACCTGCTGCAGTATCTTTTCTTTTCTTCGCACTACTGGCTGCGTACTGGGAACTAGACATTCCTTTGATTGCTGCCTCTGGGAGATACCTTTCTCCTGTAGCTTTAGATCCTTGTGTAGAAGGTTTACCACTTTTAGTTCTCCATTTTTGTTTAGTCCAACGATCTAAACTTTGTTGGGATGCTGACTTAGCCATTAAATAACCACGCAAAAAATATTAACGCACCTATTCCTGAAGCTATTATTAAACCTGTAACTGTCCATGTAATGATAGCTTCCTGTATTTCTGCTTTGCGATACTCTTGGTCTTTCTTTTGCTTACGTATTCTACCTTCAGTAGCTACAAGCTCATCCCAAACAGATGGGCCATAGGTAAAACTAATCCAGTCTTTTAGCTCCTGTCGCATAGCCTCTGCTTTCTTTTTAGCTGTAAATATCTCTAGGGCTTCTGCTTCAACAGAACCTCCCATAGCTTTCCACCAAGGAGGGTTCTTATTTTTCTGTTCTAAGTAGGCTAGATCGCTCATGCTACTAGCCCACTGATTTAGCTGTCCACCCATTTCTTGAAGGTCTTTTCCAAATTGGAATCCCTTCTTGAGAGCGTTAAATGCTACAGTAGCTCCACCTATAATTGTAACTGGGTCCATTGTAGCCTCTAACTTTTGTAGCCGCCCCCTGCAGCTTTATAAGCTTTAGCGAGCATTTGTGCCTTACGTGCAGACCATTGACCTGATCCACCACCTTTACTTCCTGCCTTTATTCTATTAAAGATATTTTTACGCATAGTAGGTTTAGTGTAGTTACCTGCTGCGTTTACTGTACTACCACCTTTAGCCATCTTACGTGGTTTGGCTTTACGTGCTGTAGTGGTTCGCTTCTTTATAGCCATATCTTACAACTCTTTCTATGTCGTAGCGACCTATGCCTATATCTCTCAACTCAGCATCTGTCATACTGTATAATTGATTACGTGCAATCTTACGTTTTACTGACTCTATTCTTGCCTCAATAATTTTATGGAATAATCTTTTTAACATATCTATCTCCTTTGTTAACGGTAACTTTAGCTACCAGAGATAGTTATATCATATATAGTTATAACATACTACAGACAAAAATGCAACCCCGTTATGCTTTTCGGGTAACCTTCTTAATTACTTTAGTTGTCCATGCTTCGTTTTCAGGTGTGTCAGGATCGTCTTTTACATAGTGACCCTTAGTATTTCTAGCACGTACCTTTACAGTTTCTGTAGGTACAAGTATAGTTTTTATTTCTTCTACCTCAGTAACCCAGTTACCGTCTACATCTTTAGAGACAACAACATTCTTGTTCATGTCCTCTACATACTGCCCCATGT